TTTCAACGTTCATCAGCAACACAGACCTCAACATAAAGGCTCTAACAGAGTATCTACAGTCGACACAATCGGGCAAAATATACATGTTGTATTATGAAGGTAAGTTTATCATGCAGAATTCCAACATGGACGACTATGAAATAGTAGGCGTCACAAAAAACCCGGTTTTATTTAGGTATGACTGCGTAAGTCGAAATGGAAAAAAGATGAAGGTTTTGTTGAGGTGGAAGAATGGAAACGGGATTGCGTTTCCGGCATTTCAAATATCGTGACGATCCACGGTGGAAAGTTTCGTTCATATGTAAATAGGGAATATCGACTCCAGCTCCGTTTTGGAAAGCCCATTATTTCCCAAATACAAATCAATAAATTGCTTTGTTCTCGGGTTGTTAAAACTATTGGAGATTTTATGGAAAAGCTCAAACAATTCTTTTTTATCTATCGGCGTGGCATGATAAATTTCATTCAAGTGGTTCTCGACCAAATATGGTTTGTTGGTGTCAACAATCGCATATTTCAAATTGTATTTACTATTTCCATTACCGCGATTCACAATTAGAATAGGGTCTGCTCTCCCATCGCGCTTGATATATTGTCCCTTTTCAATATTTTTGAACTGGTTCGTTTTAATAGTATGCTGATCGGTTACATTTGTATTATAGATCAACAATGTATCCTTATCATCATTTGTCAACAAACTCTTTTGTTCATTCCACACAACTTGTCCGGTTCGAACGCGGAGGCCAAGGGCTTCAATCGTAGTTGCCCCCTCGAAAATCTGTTTCAACAAGCTACCATCAGTTGTAAATATATACTGGTTTTCAATTTTGATAGAATATTCACAATTGCTCAGGATAGATGGACAAGTTTTTCTCAGGACCAATCCAATAGTCGATTGGTCTGTATCTATAAATTTCTTATGTTCCTCGAAATCAATGATTTGTAAAATGGTACATGTTTCTTTTACAAATTGGCGTATTTTGGAATAGTATACCGAATTCATAAAACTCTTTGGAAGAATGAACGCCAACAACCCTCCAGGCTTTACCAAATGAATAGAGTGGATAATGAACAACCCGAAAATATTAGGTCTTCCGCAAATGTATTCTTTGTATTCAACCGGAACATACTTTTTATCACATACAAAATACGGCGGGTTTGTTACCAATAGGTCGTATTGTTTTGTTTTGTTCAAGCTCATAAAATCCTTATTCATCAATGTTACATTGTTTTTGAATTTAAGGTCTTCAATAGACTTGTATATCGTTTGATTTAGCTCGACAGCATCAATATTCGCATTATTGAACATATTATCAATACAATTCACAATTTCACAGGTCCCGCAAGATGGTTCGATAATATCGTTTGGCTTATTTAATCCTAAGTGTTCTTGAATACAAGCAAACAGCTTTTCAAGTATTGCGCGAGGTGTTACAAAGAACCCGTAGTCTTGTTTCTCCTTTTTTGTCAATTTCCGGGTAACCTCAAACGAAAGATCGCTAAATTGTGAGTTCATTGTATACGTTTGCGTTTACGTTTAAACCAATATACAACATTCAATTTTATTATGAACAATTAACGGTTATAACATAAAAATAAAACATTATATAATAATATGCCAAAGGTTGAAATTGACTACAGTAATACCATCATATACAAAATCACTTGTAAGGACCCTTCAATCACAGATGTATATGTTGGTCATACAACGAACTTTGTTCAGCGAAAAAATGCTCATAAACAATCATGTAAGAATGATAATTGTAAGCTATACACAGTGATTAGGGATAATGGCGGATGGCAAAATTGGAATATGGAAATAGTTAACTTTTTCAATTGTCATGACCATTATGAAGCACGCAAAAATGAACAGGAATACTTTATTTTACTAAATGCTACGTTGAATAGCATAGAACCTTTACCGAGACCAAAGCAGAAACAGGTTGTAATAAAATGTAGTCCAAAACCAACGTGTGATGTATCTAATACAATATTTGGTAACGAAAAATTGAATGAAGAGCATATAAAAATATCACCAAAACTCGAAAACAACTTTAGTTGTTTATGTTGTGATTTTAAATGCTGTAAAAAGGGGGACTATAATAGACATCTTTTGACAGCAAAACACAATAATCTTGTAAAAATCAACCATTTTTCAACAAATGGTGCTAATTTTACATCAAAAAATGTCGATATTTTTGTATGTAATGATTGTAACAAGCAGTATAAGGAGCGCAGTGGGTTATGGAGACATAAAAAGAATTGTAAAGGACCTATTGTTGAACCCGTTCAAAATGACACAATCACTCTTGATATGAACTTAATCATGGATTTACTCAAGCAGAATGATGAATTCAAAGGTTTAATGTTAGAGCAGAATAACAAAATGATGGAAGCATTTCAAGAGGTTTGTAAGAATAATATAGCCAAGGAGGTCACAATCGATAAAACTCTTTAAGTCCTTTTGGGAATTTATATTTAAAATCGCAAATTAATTTTTTTCCAAGACTTTTTTGGGAAAACCGATTTTGGACATTTATAAATGTCCATTTTCTGATTTCCCAAAAGAGTCTTGGCAAAAAAAACTGAGAAAACGTGTTTAGACCATAATGGTCTTATTTTGGTTTTTTTGTTGAAAAGTTTGTTATCATAACTTTTTTTGAAAAATTATTCGAACAGTTTAGGACAAAAAAAATATTGATGTAATATACTAATGAATCCTAATTTTTTTACATCAAAAAACATCCAGAATTTTTTATGTGAAACGTGTGACTTTAAATGCTGTAAAAAGGGCGATTATAAAAGACATTTATTAACCAACAAACATAAAATCCTAAATAATCCTAATGAAAATACTTCAAAATACACTAAAACAAATAAATACGAGTGTGTTTGTGGAAAAATATACAAACACCACTCAACTTTATGTGCTCACAAACAAAAGTGTAAATTAAATGATCATCTAGACGTTAGCACTCTTGATATGAACTTAATCATGGATTTACTCAAGCAGAATGATGAATTCAAAGGTTTAATGTTAGAGCAGAATAACAAAATGATGGAAACATTCCAAGAAGTTTGTAAGAATGGTATAAATAACAATTCTGTAACCCAGGTAAATTCTCACAATAAAACCTTTAATCTGAATGTATTTTTGAACGAACAATGTAAGGATGCTATGAATATTATGGAGTTTGTTGACTCAATTAAACTGGATTTGAGTGATGCTGAAATGGTTGGCAAACTAGGATACATAAATGGTATTTCCCATATAATTATCAAGCATTTAAAGGCTCTCGATGTTCACATGCGACCTATTCATTGTACAGATTTAAAGAGAGAAACGATGTATGTAAAATACCAAGATATTTGGGAAAAGGAGGGCGATGACAATAAACTTATCCGGAAGGCAATCAAACACATTTCTAGTAAAAATCACAATGCTGCTGAAACATTCAAGGAAATCCACCCAGATTGTATGGAGTATAATTCCAAGCACGGTGATCATTTTTTAAATCTAAGGATAGAAGCCCTTGGTGGGTCAGGGAACGACAGTTATGAAGGTCACTCCAAAATAATAAAAAAGATAGCTAAGGAGGTAACAATCGATAAAACGTGTTGAAATAATATGTTTTCAATAATTTCCAGAAATTATAATATAACTCAAAAATATACCAAAAAAGTTCTTTGCGAATAAATCTAATATATTATAAAATGAATTTTTAAGATAATATGGCAAAAACGCTACAAAACCATATAACGACCAAAAAAAGAAAAAATACCAGAATAATAAATATCCACTTGTATTTTGAGTTACATAGTTTATATAAATGATATAATAATAAATCAAAAATGGTATAAAACCTAGAAGTACTCCAAGTAAAACAGGGATAACCTTCATTTCACTTAAATAACCAAAAAGCAACATTAACCAGTTCAATAATAGTACAGGTATAATAATATTTGAATTATCTTTAAGAAGTGTAAAAAATTCTAACTCGTTTGTTTTATTTTCTAGTTTTTTATTTAAATAAATTAAATATAACATCAATTCTATTAGCATTGTTGGAGTTGTGATAACCCAATCTATATATCTTTTTGGTGTGACATTCAATACCTTAGTAAAATTATAAATAAGCCAAAAATAAAACATTCCTTCAAAAAACTGAACAATTAATTCTAGTATTAGTAGTTGTCTTATTAATGAATAAATAGTTGGAACTTTCACAAAAAATGCCCCAATATCTATTATACCTGTTATTATTTGAACAGCAACCGAAATTACTAGTGTAACATAAAATAAATTTTTTGTATCCATATATTAGTAAAATATTTATTTTATATAAACATAGTTTATGTGTTGGAACCAATATGTATCATTTAATACATTTACATTTAGTACTCTTGTGTTGATATTAATCGCATATAATAATAAATACACACCTTACAAGATAAGTGAATTAAACAACATATTTGCGTATATATTTTTTATGTCATTTATCACAATGCAGCTAATTGAGTTTTTCCTATGGAGAAATTTAAAAAATACTGATATCAACATGAAACTATCAATTGCTGGTGCGCTATTATTGATGGTCCAACCAATTGCCTCGCTTCTATTGTTAAAAGATGATTTTACCAGAAAGGCGATGTTGACAACATACATCATTCCAGCGTTCGCCTATTTTATTTACAAAGTAAAAACTCAACCTAGCTTCAATACAACAGTTACCCCAACAGGTCATTTGCGTTGGAATTGGATGAATCAAGACAAAAATAAACTACTAGGGTTTATTTGGTTCTTCTTTTTGTATTTCAGCATTTTTGTTGAAAAGCAATATTATACTGCAGGTGGTATCACACTAGCTCTATTAGCAATTTCATATTATTCTTACAGCAAGGAGGGGTCGTATGGGTCACTTTGGTGTTGGTCGATTAACTCCCTTATGATATATTATGCTATAAAACTGTTAATTGTGTTACCATACAAAGAACATGGGTTATGTTTGTAATTGGATACGTATTTTTCGTTGTAAATTGTCCTCATCGTGGAACAAATACAACTTGAATTTAGCACACTGATGATCGCCAAACTCTTTATCACATTTAAATTTGGTCATCAATTTAAGTTCCGGCAAATATACTTTATAATCAACCTTTGGAACCAGGGAACCAAGGTTCCCCGAACCCCTCCTTAATCGGGGGTTTAAGCCCCCGTGTTGAATTATATATCCAACATGTTCGCGCTCTAACAAATCAGGACAATTCGTGCAAAGTGCCAGTAAATTACATTCATTTTGAAGTGATCGTATTGATTTCATTGTGATATTAATATAGTCCAAATCATCTATCCATAATTGATAAAAGTGACCAACTTTTTCCGGAAATTGAACAATCCCAGTAATTTGTTGAAATTTTATCATATTCAACAAGTCTACCAACCTACGTATTGGGCTAGTAATGTGTATGTATGCGTCTAGACCCAACGCATCATGACGAACGTTAGTTAAAGAAGTAACATATTGTCCCCGCGTACTGCTTAACACTTTTAAAAATTTAGAAACATCTGCAGGAACATGTTCAGGAATAATAGACTGATCGGGTCGAACAATAGTAGACCGGAAAATCCCAGTCCCATGTTCCAGCATTTTTTTGGCACAGTAATAGTTCATCAATATCATTAAGTAGCAAACAACATCGTGACTATCACCAATAAAATCCAAATACTTGTTTGCCGTATTCAGTTCTCTCGTTACCCTTGTTAACAAGGTATATTGTGGGTTGTTTAATAGGTCAGCTTCTTCATAACAATAGTTCTTACAGAGTTTTATTAACGAAGCCCCAAATTTTACGTCCGTTATAGATCCATTGTGAATATACACGTCCATATGAAATGACGCACGCGCGACACCCGCTTGTAAACTACACAAACAGTCGGACAAAACCACCGGTAACATTGGTCGTTTCTTGTCCGGCAAATAAATAGTTGCGGTGCGTTTGGAAAGCGTTTCCCAAAGGTTTAGCACATCGAGAACGATGGGCACATTTGCTATGTATATGCTGACAAGCTGTCCGCCATTGCCCAATTCGTGAATGCTAAATGCGTCATCGAAATCTACACTACCTTGAGGGTCAATGGAAAATACTTGGACATTGGTCCGGTCTTCAATATCTGGGTATTTTTGTTTTACCAGGTCACCAATATTTGTCTCCTTGTTGGCCTTCACATTCTTTTGGAGGGGAATGTTTAGATGTTTACAATGGATGCGATATTCGTAAAAATTTTGGAGAATGTCGACGGGGCCAATCGTTTGGCTCAGGATGCCGTGTGGATGTTTGTCATCCCAATCGCTAAATGTGAATGTCACATACAAATTTACAAACACTTTTACAAATCCTACATTTTTCATTTCATACGGTATCAAGAATACCGGGAGGGCTTTATCGTCGGGGATGCACTTGTATAATAGGCGCTTGTTTTTGCGGCCATACGTTTTGTTGTCGGAAAGAACCAAAATGCCTGCTATTTGGGTTCCTGCGCGAATTTTGGAACTGATTAATTGTAATTTGTGATTACAATCAATTGAAAATTTATCGCCGGAAAATAATTTATTATCAAGTGGATCAACATCTATTTTAACATCTTCTCCGCTTTTGGAAAAAGAGGATAAACAATATCGGTTTTCAACATGTAGTTCATATATTTGTGCCATACTTATACAAAGCACTATATCTTTAACTCCCTTTTCACGGGGGTAAACCCCCGTAAGCCCCATCCACAACGGATTTGGTCCAACACAGGGGCTTAAACCCCCGTGAAAAGTGGATTTTCAAAAGCGATATATAAAATTGAAACCATATACGTGTTATTACATCAAGTATTAATAATAATTATTTGCTGGTAAGAATGACAATGTGTCAGTTTTGTCACAATGAAGGACATACTATGCGCACGTGTAATAATGCGCGGTTAGATGAATTTGAAGACATATTGAACCAGAAAAAGATAGAGTATAACGGATCGGTGCGTAGTTTCAATAATTGGCTAGTTGGTCAGGACACTATTCTTATACAGACATTTGCTCTCCGTAAATGTGGCGGACTAATTTGGGAACACGGAAGTATCCAAGATTATTGTGATACAATTATTGATTTCGTTTTTGTCCGACCAATCTACAATAATAGAAGGATTGATTTACTAGTGGATTTGCTAGATGGATTGATAGATCCTATAACAAATTCTATTTCACCATTACTTCTACAAGCATTGGCAAGTGGAGTTATAGTAACTGTAGAGGAACCAACAGATGATTTGTTACAAGAGTGTTCTATTTGTTATGAGGATTATAAAACCCCAAATTTTGTAAAACTCGATTGTGAGCATATATTTTGTAAAGGATGTATTGTGGCAATTGCGAAAACCCACCCAATGGTTCATAAATGTGCGATGTGTCGTCATGAAGTAACGCAAATGACGACATACAATGTAAATATAAAGGATGAAATTATGGAATATTTGTAAATCCACTTTACCCTTCGGGAGGGGGGTTCCAAGGTTGGGTGAAAATTATTTTTTTCAAAATATGAATCAAACGCATAATTCGATAACATATTTGTCATACTATTCCAAAATATAGGAATAAATAATTCATTGTTTTACTTAGATCTTGGTAGAAATTCCGCCTCATCCTCCCCGCATGTTACGGCGACGTGTTTTCTTCCGGGAACTCCTCTTACGTCGCTTCGTTTTGCCAAATAGAGACGCAAAAAAAGACTTCAACATATACTATACGACGACAAAATAATTTCCACCCAACACGGGGGCAAAGCCCCCGTAAGCCCCCATTTTGCTCCACTCAACCTTTGGAAAAGGTTGAACCAAACATCCCTTCGGGAGGGGGCTTACGGGGGTTTACCCCCGTGAAAAGTGGATTTTTAAAAGAGAGAGGTTGAACCAAACATCCCTTCGGGAGGGGGCTTACGGGGTCCCTTGGGAACCCCCGTGAAAAGTGGATTTATAATGCTGACACCAAATTAGTTTCCGTTTCTTCTTTATCTTCAATCGTCGGTGGGTCTACAGAAGGCTTGTTGAAATCCTTGATGTCGACCTTCTTCACTGTATTCCATTTCACATTTTGAATTTGTAATGCGTGTAAACCAATATATGGCGAAATAGCAAGGTTATTCATGTAAGTGCGATAATAGAAACAAGATATGCTAGTATCCGGACCAAACTTGATACTATACCACCAATAAGCAGGAATAAATAGAGTTTTTCCAGGAACTAAAGTAAACTCTAAACATTTAATTTTATCAAAGTCTGCCGCATAATTTGGTTGAACTGTCCAAGGGTTCACAGGTGAACGGAATTCAAAGTTCTCATAGTCGTAATTTGGATATAAATATTTGATACTCTGTGGCTGGGTCATCTTAATTTGAGCAGTTCCTTGCGTCAACAAAAGGAAATTTCTATAATTAATTTCATACTTGAACGGAGTTGTTGCTCCATTGCTTCCCATCAAAACATCATAATTACAATTTGACACCATATAAGGTCTCAAAAACGCATCATTATAATTGAAATTTTTTACAACCCCAGTTTCTTGTAAGAAATCACTATTGTTTTCAGTCAAATATGTCGCATTTTTGTCCTCGCCAAACAATTTAATGGCAGCATGTAACGGTAAGGGCACATATAACTCATCATTATCGTTAACCTCTTTGGTATTCCTAATTTTTACCTCAAATGCGTGATAATTATTTGATATGTATGTTTTATTTGTGTTATTCATTATTTTTGAATTGTCAAAATCGAAAATAACAGGCTGTCGAATATCACAAATTTCCTCCAATTTATCCTTTGATGCTTGGTCGATCTCATACATTTCCAAGTCGTTGCTTGTTTTCAAGTGAAATTGAACATGTAAATATAGAAATAATACTAGGCAAAAAATAAAGAAACTTATAACAAATTTAGTCATCTTACATAATTTATATAATAATTTCTACTATCTAGAACGAAAACTAATCACCATTTGTGTTTAACTGAACTTCGGTTGTCGTTTCTTTTTCTTCTAAAGTCGTATCATTATCCTCCGTGTTACCTTGTTCCTCTAGTTGGAGTTGGTCTTGTTCCTGGACATTACTTTGTGTTTCCTCTAATATAAGGAACGCATCATTAATATCGTCAAGTCTAGAATTGGTATCAATGGTATATTGGTTCAACTTATTGTTCAAGGTAGAAAGTTCTTGTTCAATTTTGGTTAACAGTTGCTTCGATTGAAGGTCTTTCTTCTCAATTGAATCAAGACGATTAATAATACTTGTAAAGACGCTATTATCAACTAACTGTGTATTTTCGGGAAGAGAAAATCCCCCGCCCCCGGATCCGCCTCCACTTTCAGTATCGTGTTGCGTATCGATAACATATTGTTCAATCTTTCCTAAACGTAACGTAATTAATCCAATTGCATCAGATATCGATATTTTCGAGAACGGAGCATTAGATTTTGGAGGTGGCGGCATAGGTTCATTTTTTTGCGATTGCACTGGCACCTTTTTCCCATATTGAGTTTGAGGTTGAAAAGCAGCACTCGACCCAATCGATGTTCCGGGCCTGCTTGGGGGTTGTTGTTGTTGCACGGGATCACCAGCTCTTCTGTTTCTAGCAGCAGCAATTGAACGAGAACTACTCATAATAGTAAATATAAACACTATGTTTCTAAATAACTTACGCACATCCCTTTTCTACAACTTCGTAAGACTTCGTGAAAAAAGGGAACAAAATCGCTTTTAAAAATTCACCTTTGGAAAAGGTGGAGCCAAAAATTTTGTTCCCTTTTTTTAAAAGGGAAAGCGAGCAAAAAAGTATAAGGGGGGGCTTACGGGGGTTTACCCCCGTTTTTTACACCTTTTCTCTTTGAAAACGCCCATTCTGGGGCGTTTTCATCAGCGAAAAGTAACGGTTCCATGCGCATTTTCAATGCGCAAAGGTGTAAAAGCGACATTTGATAAAAAGTCGCGTATCATTGGGAAAATAGGCTCAATTGCTATCGCACAAGCAACGGCAACCTCACGATGTTCTTTTTGGGTTCCATTCCCACTTCGTAACTGTATGTAGTGTATCCACGAACGTAATGTACCATTCATATACATTTTTGTAATCGTTATACCCTCAGGTAAAACAGCTCGTGCCTGTTCTTTGGCAATCCCATTTTCAATGGCCCAGTTATACGCTTGCTTCGATGCTTCAACTATCTTATTTTGCTCTAATACCCAATTCGTTTGTAGTTCTATATCATCGGTGTCTACGCTATTCTGTCTGTTTTTGAAATCCTGTAACCGGGCATCTTTACACTCAAACCCTAAATCAGCAATCGCATAACGCTGTGAAAATTCCTGGAAGGAAAAGGAACGGTGTCGTAGGATTTGTCTCGCAATGTCTCTAGTGGTTTCAATTTCGAGACAAATGCTGACCATCTCAAATGGAGACCAATGGTTGTTTTTCATCAAATAATGAATGAGTTTCTCATTGGTGCTTGTATTATTTTGGTTAGAAGGATTTGAAACTCTAGCGCAATAAGAGACAAGGTCTTGGATATTTTTATCATTATCTACTGGTTTAGAATAGCTAATTAACGTTACCTTCATTATTTACAAATATATAATATGCATTTATGTTGTATTTTCTTCAATATCTCTTTTAGAATATTTAATTTCTTGTTATAAAACATATGGATAATTCAGTTGATACTACACAAAATTTCTTTAAACACGTTTTTAACTTTGAGGATGACTCGAAAGCGGATATGTTGAATATAATACAGTATTCATTGATCGCGATTATCCCTGTTATAATTTTGAACAAGACAATGTCAAAATATGTACCAGAAGCGGATGAAACCAAGGGAAGTTTAGAAGTAGTTGCCGAAGTAATTGTTCAAATAATTATAATGTTTGTTGGTTTATTGATGATACATCGTATAATCACATATGTCCCTACATATAGCGGGATGAAGTATCCTGATTTCAATATAATTTTCATAATTTTAGCGGTCTTGATGATTACTCTCAGTTTACAAACCAAATTAGGTGAAAAGGTTAGTTTACTATTTGATCGCATTATTGAATTGTGGGAAGGCAAAAGCGAAAAGAACCAAAAACGCGGTAGCGGACAAGTGAAGGTATCCCAGCCTATATCTGGGTCGCAAAGTGTTGTTACCGCGCAAAACCCCGCTATGAACCAGGCTCTGTATAACGATGGAACCTCAATCAATTCATTGCCGAACGCTACAATGAGCCCACAGAATTTACCCAATTACGACAATATGTATAAACAGGAGAATACACCGATGCCGGGGGCAGCAACCCCGGGTATGATGGATGGGTTCCAGGAACCCATGGCAGCGAGTGAATTTTTGGGAGGAGGAGGGCTTGGAAGCTCTTGGTAATCTACCCAACCTTTGGAAATCCACCACGGGGGTAAACCCCCGTAAGCCCCCCTTTTGCTCCACTTTTTCCAAAAGTGGATTTGAAAAAGCGTTCAGCGAAGCAAAGAGCCAAAATGGGGGTTTTAAGCCCCCGTGTTGGTCCAAATCCACTTTTAAGAAAGCGTTTAGCGAAGCAAGGAGCCAAATTTATTAAAGGGGGATTACGATGGTTTTTGAGCCCCATGTTGATCCAAATCCCTCATCGCGCAACAGCACGAAGTAATGGGAGGGGAGCAGCCTGGAAGGGGGGCTTACGGGGGGCTTTGCCCCCGTGATTAGGGAAAAAAATTGATTTTGTTCTCTTTGTATAAAATAGATTATATAATATGGATGTTGAAAAATTAGTAAAGGCATTAGATGACGAATCTAATGACCAACTTATGAACTTAACAACAGATAAAATACGAGAAATGAATTTAAATGTGCTGAAAGAATTACAATTAAGCAAAAACGATACAATCGAGTTATTCAAACGACTAAAGGATTATATATATGTGGATGAAATGAAAGACTTGAAATATGGAACATACTTGAGATGGGTTCCTTTAAATAATCCTGATGATATTCATCTTACCAAAGGGGCATTATTTTGTGAACTAAAAATTACTGACAATGGTGTAAACGTAGTATGTAAAAATTATAACAATAGATGCTTCCAAATTAAAATGGACGAGTGTTTATTATTTAGAAAACTAACCGGTCAAGAACTTATTTTGTTGTCGGCACTCGATCACTTGTCAAAATAAAATATAATATAGTTTATAGAAATGAATTTATCCCCGGTTGAATTTGTGACAACAGATATTATTACAAAAATTAATATTAATGTAATGAGCCTTGAAATGTTCAAAAGTGTAAGAATATATGTTTCTTTCTTAACGGATTCTGGAAAAAATATTAAGAGCGAATGTATGGAATTGACTGGCGATGATTATAAAAACTGGTCAAATGATGACAATTATTTATATACATATGCTGCTAGTAAAATGGGCTATACTTTACGACCGACAACAATAGACCCTGTTGCTACAACTTCTCTAGGAACAGCTCAACAACAACTTGCTAGACCTCGAGTGAGAGAACCTGATAGTGTTGTTGTCGCAGACCCTGTTGTTGTCGCAGACCCTGTTGTTGTCGCAGACCCTGTTGTTGTCGCAGACCCTGTTGTTGTCACAGACGCTGTTGTTGTCGCAGACCCTCTTGTTGTCGCAGACCCTGTTGTTGTCGCAGACCCTGTTGTTGTCGCAGACCCTGTTGTTGTCGCAGACCCTGTTGTTGTCACAGACGCTGTTGTTGTGACAGACCCTCCTGTTGTTGTGACAGACCCTGTCTTATAGAAATCCACTTTCTAACTTCATGAAAAAGTGGATTCAATTTAAACTTTTACGTGTTTTTGTCAACGAGATACTTCGTTTACCCTTACACTTGAATTTCCCCCGTGTGAATCCCTTCCGATTTACTACAGATTTTGTACAAATACCAATAGAACGCTGTTCATTTACAGGATCTACCTTTTTGATACATCTACACAGTTTAGAGGATAAAATATCTTCTGCTTTCAACTTCAAAATGCGCTTAGACTTTGGTATTGGAATTTTGTAGTAATTTAATATTTTCTCATAATCGGCATTTGTCAAACTAGATGTCATTTGGTTTTTATTTATACAAATAAAATAATTTTATCCAATCCACTCAACCTTTTTCACGAAGTTTCAGCGAAGCAAGGAAAAGTGGCTCAAAAACAGATAAATTGGAGGGGCCTACTGGGGCTTTGCGCTCGTTGGGTATTTCCAAAGCGTTTAACGAAGCAATTTACTAGTTATTTTGTCATCATATATAAATGAAAATAGTCGTATTTGATTTAGATGAAACGCTGGGTTATTTTGTTGAATATGGAATATTTTGGGACTGTTTGAAAAAATATCTAAACGAGGACCTAAATCAAAACGAGTTCGATGAAATATTAGATATATATTCAGAATTTCTAAGACCAAATATAATGAATATATTGATTTATTTGAAAAATAAAAAAACTACACACAAATGTCAACAAATAATGATGTATACGAATAATCAAAAAGCATGGGCATCACAACTAATTTCCTATTTCGAAACAAAGCTGAATTTTAAGTTGTTTGATCAACTAATATCGGCATTCAAAGTGAACGGTCAACGGATTGAAATGTGTAGAAGTTCACAAGATAAATCATACAGTGATTTAATGCGCTGCACAAGGCTGCCACCAAATGCCGAAATTTGTTTTTTAGATAACCATTATTTTCCAAACATGGTTAATAAGAATATATATTACATAAATCTAAAACCCTACATATACCAATTGAAATTTAGTGAAATGTTATCGCGTTTCCTTCAAAGTATTATTGGAAAACGCCTTATTAAAGATTCCGATGATTTTGAGAAATTTATGACAAATGAATACAATAGATACGATTACAAATATGAGGGAAAAAATAAAGAAGAATATGAAATAGATAAAATCATAGGTAAACAAATCATGTCGCATTTACAAGATTTTTTTAAGACGTCAAATAATAAGACGACAAAACGTATGAAAAAGAATACAAAAACAAAAACATTTAGGAGGAAATCCCCTTTTTAAAAAGGGAAATCGATCAAAAAAGTCTAAGAGGGGGGCTTACGGGACGGGGTTTTGCGAAGCTTAAGCCCTACCCTTCGGGAGGCGCTTGTCCCTTGGGAACCCCCGTTTTTCTAAAAGCGATTTGTATAGCCCTAGTAATGTATTGGTTTAGTGCAGTTGTAGTCAAAATAAATAAGCCCGCGCTGAATACTATTTTTCGATCAAGTTCCGTAAACTCTATTTTTCGAAATGGGTTAAAACGCCATATTAAGAAAAGGCATATATAAATTCTCATATAATAATCAATTACATGTAAGTATGAACCGGCACTAGATGAGAGACCAAGATACAAAGCAATAATCAATACATACGAAATAATTATAAAAAATGTAAACAAATTATGTTGTAAATCAAATAATTTCTCGTTTAGTCTCATTGATATATAACTCCTTTTTAAAAAAATCGCTTTTAGAAAAAGCGAATTAAATATTCTTCTTCTAATATATGTCTAAAGTGAAAAAGGTCCTGCGGAAAAAGTTAGCGTATACTAAACGAAGACAAAAATCAAGAAGAACCAGAAAATCCAGAAAATTAAGAGGGAAAACAAGAAATAGAAAATACAAGATGCGTGGTGGTTTGAATATAAAATTAGTCAATTTATTAGCTGCGTTATTTGCGGTTGCCAAAGTCGAAAACCCGAATATGTATAAAGGGAAAATAATTGGACCGAAAGAACAGCTTGAATACGCGATTGAAAACAAGAACCATTTACTAGTTGTGATGAAAGATCCTGATAGTCCTATGTATGAAAACGGGTTCGTTGATTTTAATGTAACAAAAAATTTGGATTTGAGTAGTATTATTGGTGATATGAACGGTAAATCTTCAAAGGAACTATCAACAGGGGAAATAAATGTAGATGATTATAAATTAGACATGTCAACAGGGGAAATAAACGTAGACGATTATAAAGTGGACATGTCAACAGATGAATTTTGAAGGGTTGCGCTTTTATATGTTTCGAGTGTTCTTGCGCTGGGGTCATCAGTATTCGTATATTTTGGCATCCAAAAATATGGAACTATATTGCTAGAATTTGGATAATAATAATTGAATATATGTTTATAATACATTTTTTCAGTATTTATGTGAATTGGATAGGAATGGGAATCCTTTTTCTTGTAAAATCCAACAATCCTTTCTTGTAAAATATGAAACAGTGATCTGCCTTCATTACTTACACCGTCTGAAAATGCCTCTTTTCTACGCCACAAAATTTCATTTGGTAAAATTTGCTTTCCCTCAAAATTTTGGAAATTGGTAAAATCAAAACTGCTCCGCAATAAAAACTTTTCACATTTTGGTTGCTTCCTAATGTCTGCTGGAATTGACAAATAAAAATTTACAAAATCTCTATCAAGAAATGGGGTTCGAGGTTCAAGACCATGGGATGATATACATTTGTCCGATCGCAAAACATCAAACAAATGAATATCTGTCAACAACCTACGTGTCTCTTTATCAAATTCAATAACATCGGGACAGTTGTTCATATACAAATACCCTCCACATAATTCATCTGATCCATCACCGTTAAAAATAACCTTTGCCTCGCTATTTTTGGATATGTATTTACCGAGCAAATAATTTCCTATACTGGCCCGAACCGTTGTTGTATCATAACTCTCAATCGCGTAGATAACATTCTCAATCGCATCAAACATCTCTTCTTCTGTAACAATTATTTCAGTATGTTTGGTTTTCAAGTAATCTGCCGCAATTTTTGCATATTTTAAATCATCAGAACCCTTCAGTCCAATGCTGTAGGTCTCTAACACATATTCTTGATTATTTTTCTTAAAAAAGTCGTTCACCAATGCGGTAATTAAACTACTGTCCAATCCACCCGATAATAAACACGCAATCGGCCTTTCTGTCGCTCCGCATTGTTTCTGGACAACTGCGTTTAGTTGTCTGGAAATAGTTTGTAATAACCCACGTGGATAATCATCCAATGATACACTATTTACATTTGCAAATACATGACTATAAAAACTTTTGTTCTCAATTTCCTTTTTCCATGACAATTGAAATGGTTCCGTTCTTTTAAAAACGCTGTAAGTACCCGGCTTGAATTGTTCAATCATATATTGATGAGGATTAAAACTAATAAATGGGTCCAAACACTTTAACTCAGACGCAAATCCAATTAAATCATCTCTAACATAACCACATTCTAAATTTTTTAAATAGTATAGAGGCCTTATACCATGTGCGTCACGAGCAATATAAACTTTTCCAAAGATCCCATTATCGCATCGCATATCATATAATACAAATGCAAAGACACCATCTAACATAGTCAGTGTTTGTTCAATTCCATACTTCAAAAAGAGATGAATTATCACTTCACAGTCGGAGCCTGTATTAGGAGTGATATTTAATAGTTTATATAACTCTTTATAATTGTATATTTCTCCATTACAAATTAGAACGATATTATTAAAATGTATGGGTTGGTTGGATTCATCATTTAGGCCATTGATCGCCAATCTATGAAATCCTATCAACATGTTATAATGGGCTTGAAATGTTGAATTATCTGGCCCACGATTTTTACCCTTCAAAAAATGCTTTTTAATTGTATCTGTAGGAGTACATTGTGGGTTCAGAAGAGCAAAAATACCACACATATTAGTATAAATAGCTTATTATCTTTATACACTTTATCTTTATTTACAATTATCTCTTTTAGAAAATAACTTTTTAAAAGGGAAGCGAAATAAAATATTTTATGTATTCATATATTAATGAACCAGTGCGATCAAAACGCAGACCTTGTCTCGATTATACGCAATGAAACAAATAATAGGATATACAATAGAAATATACCATCTAAACTTCTACAGCCATATATTGATGTTAGACCTGTTATGACAAAATATTCATATTTACCGATTGTTGACCCTAGGAAAGAGATAAAAACACAATTTCGGCAACTACCAACATACAATTCTGAAAAGGTATTTAACCCAGGAAATACTGTGTCACCCTGGTCTGGATTTGCTTCGGGTATAAACCTGGAGTCGGAATTAAGAAACCAGATATTTGCCCTACAAAAATGCAGCCAGGCGATATATGTGCCTAGTAGCAACAGCGACCTGTATAAGGTTCAAATAAACCCAACAAACCAACAACAACAACAACCACACTCACTGTTGTTTCAAAAGGAATATTTTGATACATTCAACCCGAACCCAAATTCCAAAGTGGTTGGTTCTGGTATATTCCATAATTCGACAAGGGCGCAAATTAAGGAGTTGTAACAATCGCTTTTCAATAAGTATTATGGAAACATCGCAAAAAAAGTTTTTTTAAAAGCGAATAGTATATGTCTTCTAACGATTTGATAAATAAAATAACATTAGATTATTTATTGAATACCGAACAATATGGTAAATGTGTTAAAGAAAAGGCAACACAGATTAACAAGAAAGATAAAAAGTTTTATAGAAAACGTATTTTCAACCTATTCAAGGAGCTATTAACAACGAGTAAAATACCAGAAAATCTATCACCTGATGTTATTTATACATTTGACAATTTTTTAAACTCAAGTGTGAATTATTTTCAAACTTTAGATAAAACGGATATATTACAAGAAGATTACAAATTTATAAATGATATTTCGAATAATGAAACGAGTAATATAGTTGTTGAAAACAGTCAAACTATTGAAAGCGCAAATAAACTAGTGATGCGTTCTATAAAAATTAATTTGTTGGATCAGTTCGTAACTAAGAAGGTTTCGAAGCCCAAGCTGTTGATTTTACCAAAACAGAGAGAAATCAATTTGTCAACCCCCGATTTAAAAACTAAAGGTGTCCCAAAGAAAAATATCACTAATAAATATGATGAAAACAAAGACGCGAAAACTGAAAATGGGGAAAATGGGGAAAAAAAGACGGAAAACAATAAGGGCGATAACCAAACCAAACTATAAAAAAAACACAAGAATTGAAGTACTAGAAAAATTAAATTGTAGTCCAAAAGACAAAAATGAAATCAACGAATTTACTTGTTATACGTCTGGATCATTATATAAATTAAGAGACAAATGGAATGCGAGACATCCAGACGCAAAAATTGATACAAATGATACAAAGGAAATACATCAAATATTGACAAACTATTTAAGTAATGTATGTAACAAGGAGTCGTGTTGGTTGAAACAAACGCGTGAGTTTGGTAAGGTTGAACAGGAATTCACCGATTCATTTGCTCCCGAATCACCAAAAGAGTGGAAAAATAATCCAAATGAGTGGTTGACGAGCGTTGATATAATGAACGTAATGCAACAATATGAAAAGGCATACAAGTGTTTTGATTTTATTGGGCCATCCCCAGTTGATTTTGATAAGAGAAAATTATACGGAGAGTGTGTCTGGGAAGAATTGTGTAATTTTAATTTGGAAGAACAGGTAAAGAATGGAAAGACAAAAATTGGCTTAATATTTAATACAGACCCACACAATAAACCAGGTGAACACTGGGTGAGTATGTTTGTTGATGTAAAAAAGCGTCAAATATCATTTTTTGATAGTGTAGGTAACAAAATACCAAAACAAATAATGGCTCTAGTAAAGCGAATACAGACTCAGGGTCGAAATATGACACCAAAACTTAACATGAAGTTCGATCAAAACTATCCAGTTGAACACCAATATGGGAATACTGAATGCGGTATTTACTCATTGTTTTTTATTGTTCATATGTTGGAGGACAAAATTACAGAAGAATATTTGAAAACACATATATTAAAAGATAAATATATGGAGAATTTCAGAAAAGTATATTTCAACGATTCGTTGTAAAAATTGCTTTTTTACGAAGTTATTACATAAATATATTTACCACATAAACATATTTACTAGTACTATATTATGTCTGTAAATATGTTTTTACTTGATGATAATAAACAAATGGTATGGAGCCTAATACAAGATGAATTTACGTTGAAGGACCATTCACATGAAACTGTTGAGCGTATAAAGGATGTATTCAATACAAATATAAGGGGTTTTTTTGATTCCGAAAAAAACAAATCAACAGACCTTTTCGATTTGAACAAAAAATATATCCTAACAATTATTGGATATATAAATAATAACATATTGAAACCCAAAAAAAAACCTGAGGTGACTGAAGATAAATATTATACACATGAAGATATTCAAAATGACAAACGTAGTCAATTTGATAAAGAGTTAAACATTAAAAAAAACGAGTTTACAAGTGCTGTAACACTGAAAATTCCACCAGTTCCAAAATTTAGTGATACAAAGGATGAACCTATTGTTGAAATGGAAGAAGCTCTAAGGAAGATGGCGGAGCAGAGAAAATATGACATTGACCAAATTCAACTTTTCACGGGCCCTAGCGTCGCGCCTAACGGCGCTTTTCCCAAGGGACAATCGCACCCTTCGGGAGGCGCGACGGGGAACCTTGGTTCCCTGGTTCCAAATGTTGATGTGGAACAAAAAAGTATAAGGGGGGGCACGGTCCCCGTGTACATCAAAATAGATAAAGAAAATATTGTTGACAATACGATTTATAAAAATGAAGTGATTGATTTGGAACCCAAAAGACAAATTACTTGGTCTCAAACAAATGATATTATAGAGCAAAATATATTTAGTAAACTTAAGCCTCTAAAACCGGAAACGAGCTATTCATTCCAACAAGAATTAGATGAATTGAAGATTAAAGTTGAGTTGATGAATGCGAATATAAATAAAATATTAGAACTACTTACCCGATAACAACCTCCCTTTATAACTTTTAGAAAATCCCTTTTAAACCTTTCCTCTTTGAAAACGCCCATTCTGGAGCGTTTTCATCAGCGGAAAGTGACTGTGCCACGCGCATTTTCAATGCGCGAAGGTGTAAAAAAAGGGAACAAAATTTTGCTCGCTTTTTTTAAAAGCGAAGTTATCAAAATTTTGCTCCCTTTTTCTAAAAGGGAAGCGAGCAAAAAAGTATAAGAGGGGGCTTACGGGGGTTTACCCCCGTGGATTAGATCATCTTAACGATATGACGTCCGTCGGGGCGCAGCTCCATTGTGCCAACTTGAATAGGGACTATTTTAGGATCTACAAGAGCAGCTTCAAAGCTTTTCAATTCATATAATTTCAAAAGGGTCGCGTTAACATTTGTATAAGCATATTCGGTACCATGATACTTTACGGTTTTTCCTTGTTTTGCTACTGTCGTCTTGTTTATTTTTGAACTAATGTCAGACTGCTCATTTTCATAGTCTGGGACATATGAAAACTTATCCTTGGATGGATTGGCAAAATTGAAGCATTTACCATCGGGTGAGTATATGTAACAATCAAACGCGGACTCCTTGATTGCGTCCATCAATTGGTTTGTCAAATTGCCTTTAATCTCTGATATTTCATACAAATATTCGTCACTTGTAACAGGGACCCTGGGGTTGCCTCGTTTGCTGAGATCTTTCAATCGCAATTCTTTCGCATCATCCGAGTTTGCCTGTTTATCTGTAAATGTCATTAGATAAATAAACACCTCGACAGTTTGTAGTTCAACCGGGAGGCTCTTGTGACTACAAATGCGGCGTGCTCTCCCAATTACCTGTTCTGTACGAACCGGGTGCCAATATGGCTCCATGATGTGTACATAACGGGTATTTCTTAAATTGATACCTTCGGATCCAGAGGATGTTATCATAAGAACCTTAATGATTTCTCCCATATTATTATTTCTTGCCATTGATTTCAATTTGTCCGCAATGTTTGTTGGTATATAATTCCAATCACCGTTGTATATGTTACGAATAATTTCCTTTTCTTCTGCGGTCTCTGTTCCGGTATACAAAGCATATGTGGGTTTTCCTATATTGTCTTCGTCAATATCAATATCCCATGAATTTGCAGCATTTCTCTTCAACTTGAACCGAGTAAATCCATTGTAATCTAAAACCAGGCTGAAAAGACCAATTCCTTCAAGTGTGCGGAATTGACTGTATAATAAATGTAATCCGCTATAATTTGGGTCTTGTATATTATCAAGTATTTCCAAAAATTTTGGTCCGTATATAGCGAGGCCATCTTTGGATAAAAATTCCTCAGCATTTTCCTGTATGTTTTTTATCGCGTTATCAATTTGTTCTTTATATGTTATTCCACCCAATTTATCAAGAACTTCATCGCCTTCCACTTCCCCTTCGCGAATATCATTCATATCAACATTTGTTTCTGCTTTTTGAGCCTCCTTCAATATGAGTGAAAAATCACTAACTATTTCTTCTTTTTCTTCCCCCTTTTCTTCCCCCTTTTCTTCCCCCTTTTCCTCACCCTTTTCCTCACCCTTTTCTTTTTCGGGATCCTTCTTTAAAAGTGGATAAGGGCGATCCGGAATAACATAATTACAAAATAGACGTGAAAATATACGATACGTTGACGATTTCTCTTCGTATATATCACCAGAATTATCGGTGTTTACCTGTTTGGGTTTACGTTTCTCTGTTTCACGCTCCTCTTTTCTAGATATTTCATAAATTTTGAATTGAAGATCACTCATAGGCACCTTAATAACATGATAATCTACACCCAATTTTTTAGAATATCGAGGTAGAAGGCTTTCTTGAGCGCTTCTAAAATAGGATGATAAACCGATGATCCGTCGTTTCAACGACTCAGTGTTGATTAATTGGAGTGTATTGCCGTCAATGTATTGTCGCTGAAAGTATTCCAAACTATCTGGTAATGCCTTTTTATTCTCAATCTTGATTCCTGTAGGCATAATTTTTATCCCTAAACGATCGAGTGTCTTTACAATGTGGCTCTCAAATTCATCATCACTTACAAAATCGTTGTTTTCATTAGAAACTCCCGCGTAACCACTGCTTGGCTTAATCTTATTTTTGAACCCAAAGGGATTTCTCGTGACAGTGAGGACTTTACTCGTCGGCGAATAATCCAAATAATCTAGTGTGTTTTCACTCATCAATTTTTCTCTCAAGTAGGTCTTGTCTACCTTGTCACTCGTCTGTATGTTCAAAGGAAACTTCCATGTTTTGATGTATCCGCGCAATATGTTAAATAATATCCCAAATTCATTAGGATAGTTAATCACAGGGGTTCCCGACAATAAAACAATTTTAGTATTTTGAGCACTTAATAAGTATTCATATAATTTGCTTGATAATGATACTGGGTTACGCTCTTTAATTCCACGATTATTTTCCTTTATTGTACGCTCCTTTTTAACTCGATTAACAATACGACTAATTAAATTGTGAGCTTCATCAATAATAACTACAGCATTATCAAATAGATTATTACTGAACCCATTTGTGAGCTCTTCTAAACGACCCATTCTTAGTCCATTGTAATTAATAAATGTATATTTACTGCGTATCATTTCATCCAATTGTTCGTCTAGTGACTTTTTTTCAGCGGACGTCATTGTGTCATAATTTGCGGGTTTTGTCACATTCACAAACCATGCGCCGCCCCTTTTTCTTACATATTCGAGGGGCAAATTTAAAATGTCGGCCACCATTTTTGTTGACTCGGGGTTGGAAATCCATTCCCAATATTGATTTTTTCTATATAATGAGTCACCACACTTTTTAAGCTCCTCCATGTAATTTGTTCTCAATGAAGCAGGCGTCATAATAATGATTTTCTTTGAATTTTTCATCCCTTCAGCAATTGCGATGGATGTACATGTTTTACCGGAACCAAGACCGTGATATAACAGAAGACCTCGATAGGGTGTATACAAGTTAATGTAGTCTCGCACTATCTTTTGATGTGTTAGCAGTGAAAAATCCCCCTGACCAATTGTATCACATGAAATAGAATCAGAATTTTCCTGTAATTCCTTTTTATACGGCTCAAACAATGAGTTTATAAAATTTACAAATATCTCGCGATTATTCATGTAATATGCCGACGTTTTTTCAATTACATTCGGTTGCTGTTTAGGTAACCGTTTGCTTATATCTCCAAATTCTACGGTTGTCTCGGGACCAATTATGGCCACACCTTTTATAATCTTTTTTCTAATTTTTCGAATTGGGGCATCTGGTTCTAAAACCACACTTTCTATATTTGGCCCAGGAACTTCTTCTACTATTTTCAACTTCTTTTTGCCAATCTTTCTTGCCTTTGTAGGTTTTTCCGGTGGTAATACATCCTCTTGTTGTGCCTTTAATACAGGTTTCATCGTGACCTTTGTAATTCCGCTTTTTTCAAATTTATCTAATAGGTCCTTTCGTGGAAAAGCAATGTATGTCTCATCTACAATTTCGGGTTTTCCAATTACAACTGCGACTGGTTTTTTATCACCCACAACTGGCTTGTATTTTAATTTTTCTTTCAACACTTCTAAAGGGTTCATCGCTTATATAGAAACCATATATAAATTTTTTACAAATCAGTCGTATACACCTTCAATGCTTCATTACAAGCGATTTGTTCGGCCTTTCGTTTAATTTGATGGTGCCCCTTGCCCAAGAAGAGAAAAATCTTTCCATGTTGACCAACATACTTATGAACTGCCTCAAATGTCTTGAAATCATTAATGTCCAAAGCCTCATTTTGAACAGCACAATGAATTGGTTGTCCTAAACACAAATAAACTCCCATTGTGTAACCAGTCTCAACAGAATGCTGTATTTCAACATAATGGGGTGTCACCTTAAACTCCTTTTGTATTTTCACTTGTAAAATGTTCTTGTAATTGTCATCGTTTTGGATAAGCGATACCCAATCAATGTGATGTTCGAATATATTCTCAATGAATTTCTGCGCCATTTGAAATCCAGGACCGGTAACAAATGTGTTTTGGAACCAATTATCTTCATCTTTCACAACAACTTTGTTGAAATCCAAAAATAGTGCTCCCATAAACGACTCGAACAAACATCCAAGTTTCTTCAAATTTCCACGAATTTTCTTCTCTTCCGCATGCTTTGACAAAATAAACCATTTGTTTAATCCCATTTCATATGCGACTCTACCAATTGCTTCATTTTTAACTATTGCGATTTTCTTTTCAGTCATGAACCCCTCATTTTCCTTAGGGAACCGACGATACAAGTAATATTTTGTTACTAACTCTAATACACCATCTCCCAAAAATTCAAGACGTTCGTTAGATTTACTGCTTAGCGGCATACAATTAGGAGGCTGGTCGACAATAGTAATATTTTGTTGGATATTTTCAATATTTGGGCGTTTTGTATATGATCTGTGAACAAATGCTCGCTCATAAAGAGCCATATTATTTATCACTGGCGGAATGCCGTATTTGACCAATATTGCCTCTACTTCCGCCCTAGTAATTTTAATATTTAATGGGTTGTAAGGATTAAATATTAAACCATCTTCGGTTTTGATAATATCGTCATCATGATTAATATCTCTTTGGGTGAACTCGGCCATTCTATATACTAGAATTACGTCTTTATATTATTTACACTCAACATTTGGAAACAGCGGAATCAATGTTCCCTTAGTTTCGGGACACTATAATTTGTGTAATAAAAATGACAAAATAAAATCAATAATCCAAGCGTGAATATATTTGATATAATAGCAATCAAGTAATTAAACTCCGTATCTACCGGAGGCTTATAGTAATACAGTGTGCTGAATTGAGAAACAAGTTGAAATATCTGTAACCCGGTTATGTAAGGTTTTGCCGCCTTGAACGATTGAATTTTTAAGAGACAACCAAGATAATAGGAATACATTACTGTGTGAACAAATGAATTGTAAAAGGTTGGTATCCATATTGCATCTCCCTTGTAATAATACGCGAAATGCCAAAGAATTGCTGTTCCTATGTGATGATATTTCTGTAAAAAAAGTGGTTTCTTTCCACCAAGATACATCAAAAAGGTATCCGTATACTCGTAATATTTAGATAAATAAAAATAAAATACGACCCTGTCAAATTCTGGGTTACTGAAATAATAGTTTGACTGAAATACAATACCATTGGAAAGCAATATTTTTGTCATTGACAAAAATGTCCACGCACTAAATGCGATTAATCCCGCGTTGTGAATTAATGTTATATAAAACAGAATATTTGGATGTAATCTCAAATGTGTTGGATAATAAAGATAACCTATTGTACCTACTACCGGAATTATATGAAGCAACATATTGTTACTGTTAATCTTGAAAATGCTTTTATGTAACTTTGAAATATGATTTGTTCTCCACACGGGGGCTTTGCCCCCGTAAGCCCCCACCCGAAGGGTGAATTTGGACCAACACGGGGGCAAAGCCCCCGTAAACCCCCATTTTGGCTCCACCTTTGAAAAAGGTGGATTTCTAAAGGTTGGTGCAACCCGAATAATCTAGACATAATATAAATGTTTAGCCAGCTATTCGGTCAACAACCACAACCAAAGCCACAAGAACGAATTAACGCCGAATGCCCAATTTGTCTCAGAGAACGCGAA